CCTTCCAGGACGGACGTCCTCAGCGGCGTTCTCCGGCCTCTTCACCCTGGAGACCCAGGTCGGGAGGGTCAGACTTTCGCTCCCTTCAGCGGCCTTCAGCTACCCCGTTTTTCACCGGCCTCCTCAGCGTGCCTTCAGTGCTTCCACCGGTCAACCCTACCCACTTGCATCAAGACCGGCCGAAACGGCCTTCTCCAAGACCGCCACCTGGACGTCCTCAGCTGCCCTCTCTCCCGTTTTTATCCAAACCCTCCTCCACCTGGAGGGTCAGACTTTCGCGGTAAATTTAATTTTTTATTTTTTCAAAAGTCCAATTAAAACTTGCCTTTTTGGACGGAAGTGAGGTATAATAGCTACGCGGTTGAGGGATTTACCTGACCCGCCCTGGAAGACCCAGGAATTAACTTTTAACTTTTAAGGAATAATTATCATGACTAAGAAAGAACTTTTTGAAGCCCTCGCCGCGTTTAACGTGAACCTGCCTAAGAAAACTTCAAAGGCCGATTTGGAAGACGCCCTGGAAAACTGCCTGGAAATCGAAGCGGAAAACGCGCCGACGCCGGAATTGACCGCCGCAGAAAAGCGCGCAGCCGGAATTGAGAAGCAGCGCGTGACGCAGACCGCCACGATGAAAATTAGCGACCGGCGGGTGACGGAATTGGACAGCGGTGACGTTTATAAGAATTGCTGCCGCGCGTGGAAGGACGACCGTTTTTCCAGCAGCCAGTGCGACACCCTAGTTGGAAAATTGATGAAGGCCGCGAAACTTGGAAATTTCCCGGTTGAAGAAATGAACGGCCAGAAATGGAGATTGACCAGCGCGGTGGAAGCCGACGCCGCAGCCACCCTGGAAGCCGACGCGGAGGTAGCCGCCGAAGCGTAGCGGAAAACGTAATGCAGAACAGGCCGGTTTTTCCGGCCTTTTTTGTGCCCGTCCGTCGGGTTCTGCGTCCAAAGCTCCATTCTGCTCTCTCCGGTCCTCTCTCCTCATTCTCTACCGTTTTCGATTCTGCTAGGCTTCGCTATCAAGGTCGCCGTTTATGCCGCTCAGCGGAAATTGCTCTCTCCCGTCCTCTCTCCTCCTTCTCTACCGTTTTACGTAACCCAGCCACCTCAACCTGGAGGTAAATTTTTACGCCCTCCTCCGCCCGTCTCCTACGCCGTTTTTCCAACGTCCTCTCCGTCCGCTCAGTGCCGCGAATCCACCGGCCTAGCCACCGGCCTAGCCCTGGAACCCGACGGCCTCAGATCGTCCTCCAGAGTCCGTCCTCCTCAGATCCTAGGCCTCTCTCAGATCCGTGGTTCTCAGGTTCTCACGCTCGATTCTCAAGTTCATCGTAAGGCTTGGAAGGCTCACCGGAAGGCTTGGAAGGCCTGAAAAAATAATTTCAAAAAAGGCTTTACTTATGGAAGGAAATGAGCTAAAATGACGTAGTCATTTTGACTTTAACTACTTTAAGGAATTATATATATGTCTCATTCTCAAGCTTCTTCAATCCTCACTATTCAACTCGATTATAATGATTCTGATTGGATTTCAATCGTTTCTGATTCGGTCACCGGTGTTGGCTGTTCCATTACGCCGGTTTCTGATCCTAATTCCTGGGGTGCGTCGGTCGCTATTTCAGGTCCTGGTCCCGCCGTTATTCAGTGGCTTCTCAATTCAGGCTACTGCGCTACTTACGGGGAATTCTCATTCGGTATTTTTCAAAATATCATGTCAACCGCCGTTTATTCTTAGCCCTCACCCGCTCCGTCAAATCAGGCCGGTTCTCCGGCCTTTTTTGTGTCCGTCATTCTCATCCCTCCTCGTCCCTCTCCCTCTCCGTCCCTCTCCCGCGTCCATTTTACCCTAGGCCACGGCCTACACAAACCGTTTTACGCCACCTGACGGCAAACTGAGGACGTCCGTATTTACCCGTCTCCGCGTTAAAATTTCCAACCTAACCCACGGCCTAGCCGCACCCCAAAACGCGCCCCTCTCCTACCCCTGAGCGTTCCCTCTGAGAGCGACGAATCCTCTGAGAGCGCCAGACCTCACCGGCCAGGGAGAGGAGGGCTAGAATCTGAGAGAGAACCACCTCAGATCCGTTTATTCTGTAGTTTCTGTACTTTCTCAAGCTAATCGCCGGAAGGCTCCGAAGGCTTCACATTTCACATTCTGTAGTTTCTGTACTTTCTCAAGCTAATCGCCGGAAGGCTCCGAAGGCATGTAAATAACTTTTCCGTATAGACGTAAATAACTTTACTTATTGAACCAAACTGAGGTATAATAGCGTAGCGGTCAAACGCAGCTTCTTAACTTTTTAACTGACTAAGGAAATATCATGAATAAGCCATTATTAAGAATCGAGTCTCTCATTGGAGATGAATATCCGACGCCTCGTTTCCGCGCTGTGATTTATGACGGTAAATCAACCGCCAAGCGCCCACCGGTCGTTTGGTTAGCAGAAAGCACTGAACTAAAGGACTGCGTTAGAAGCGCCCAGCGTATGTTCCCTGATCTCATCCTCCTCGATAAGGATTGGACTGAGTTGAAATTTGGTAAGACGAACATTGTCCCCGTTATCGAGCGGAACCTCGCTTTTCACGTAATAACTTGAATACAGCCCACAGAAACAAGGAAATATCATGAATACAGTTTTAGTAGATCTTGACGGAACCCCTACGGAGGTCCGCGTCGGGGATTCTGTCTGTTACAAGATGGATTATGAGAAATGTGGAAAAGTGACCCACATTCAGACAGGTAGCATAAAAGTGAACGGACTTTGGATGAACCCTGACCGTTGCTGGCTTGAATATGACCCACGCGAGGAAGGCTAAGATGAGCGCTAAATTTTACCTAGTTCTTGACGGTAAGACCGTACCCTCCACATTTGGTCGGAACGTCCTCCGCGAACATCGCACGTTTCATTGTGAGGAAGCCGGGATGCTGGTCAACAATGAACGAGTTCTGTGGATCAACCCGAAGGTCTCAAACATTCACGCCCACCTCCACCGCAAGATCAACAGGAAAGCCGCAATAGCCGCCGAGATAACCAGGAAGGCCACCGGCTCAATGATCTGGGTGCAGACCGGTTGTTACGATCATGTTGATCACGTTCAACTGGATAACCGCCCACGTTGGGTAGGAACCGACGTAGCCCTGGATTGGATGATCGACAACGAGTTCGGAGACCTGGATGGAGAGTGTTCTTATTACGTGACCCTCCTCACGCCAAAAGAGGCCGACCGAGCCGATTACGGCCAGCGCGACCACGCCATGGAAGCGTACGAAAACGGCCACCCGCATTCAATACACGCAGGATAAAATCATGTACTACATTACAGAAACCATCAACGGAACCGTCACCCAGGTAATTGATGACTTCCATAGAAACCGCCGACCTACAGATTACCTGAGGGAAATGATTACCGCCCTAGGCCACCCATGCGAGGAACCGACCAGTTTCCATGAGTTCTACCTGGACTCCAAGGGTGGCCAGCACGTTGAATTTGAGATACACGAAGGCACCATAGCCAGTGACGAACACATAACCCAAATGATAGAGAGATACAAATGAACATATACGAGAAAGCAGCCCTACAGATCGAACTGATCGAAGCCGGAGCCGACCCAGCCCTGGATCACCTAAGCGCGACCAATAGATGGAAGGAGATCAACGAACAGGTCATCGCCGTAATTCAGCAGGTGGCCGAGTTGACCGGCCTTTCTATGGAAGAGGTTGACCAGGGGATCTTCAAGTACAGATGCCCTATTCCTCCCTGCCCGAACTGCGGTTCTCAGAAGTGGCGTGCCGAACTCCAGGCGGTCACTTACCTGATTCTCAGTGATGACCGGAAAGAATGGGAATATGATTCTACTCATAACGACCCGCCGGTGAAATTCAATTGCTACGCCTGCGGGAATAGCGTTCCTCACACTCACGACGGAATAACCGACGCATTAATCAAACACTACCAGGAATCAAACTCATGAAGACCTTCTTCCACACGCTACTAGTTCTAATTCCGTCCTTGCTCGTCCTGGACTTTTGCCTCGCGCTCAATGGATTCTACCCGCTCCCGCTATTTTTCCAAGGAATAGGAGATCCAATTCTAGGCCTCAAGTTCTCAGCCCTCGCGTTTCTCACAATAGCCGGTTGCGAAGTCACCCGCTAGCCTCACCATTCTCACAACTAAGGCCGGAACCCCACCGGCCTTTTTTGCGTCTCCAAACTTAATTCTCCCCTCCCTCCCGCCTCCCTCAGCTCCTCTCTCCGGCCTTAAACAGAAACCCACCCTCACCCACGGCCTACACCACATTCTATTATACCCTCCTCCGGCACTCAGCTGCTCCCTCAGCGTCCCTCTCCTGCCTTAAAATTACCCTACCTCACCCGTCGCCTACCCCACATTCCAATACCTCCCTCAGCGCCCCTCTCCTCCCGCCTCCATCCCGCCTCCCTCCACCAGAACCCCCTCAACCGCCACCCACCAACCCCCGCCAGAACCACACACCGAACCACCATTCTCAAACCACCCCACCCTTATTCTCAATCAGGCCGAAGGCTTCCCCTAAGCCCTCCAAGGCTTCATCTACCTGGAAAGTATTTTAATCCGACCCCTTTACTTTTACCAATTTTTACGGTATAATGACCTCTGGTCAAGTGACCGCTTTTAACTTTTAACTGAACAAGGAAATACAATGATCATTAGTGAAACCTATAAGGATGCACGTTCTCGCATGTCTGCCCGTAACGACACGAATTACTGTGTTCCAATGGCCTTAGGCATTCTCGCCGGTGTTGACCCTGTCAAGGTCGCCGAAGACATGGAAGCCTCGGGCTTGCGTCGTCGCGGTTCCGGCGTACGCTGGCCGAACATCAAGACTCAGGCCAACATTCTCAACCTCAATCTGGTTGATATTACCCCACTGGTTCTTAAGTGCGGTGCGAAGTCAGTCGCTTCTATCACTTCCATCCTGAACCCCTCCAAGTCCTACCTGGTTGGGGTGCGCGGCCACGTTCTGGCCATTGTTGATGGAATCGTCCATGATTGGACAAACGACAAGAAGAACAGACCTACAGAAATTTACCAAGTGAACGGTGATGACTTCGGAACTTTGACGGTGAACACCGCCGTTGTCCTCCAGGACAAGAAGGCTCAATCACTCGCCGATGAGATCGCTACCCTCAGCAATTCTGCCATTGTCAAGAAGTCCGGTGCCGAAGCACGTCTGATTTACTGGGTGAATGGCGCACGGTATTCGTGCTACATCAGGAAGTCCCGAGCCGGTTACACCCTTCAGTATTCTTTGAAGACCGCCTACTACGAAATCTCACCGGCCACCTCGCCGACGAAGACAACAAGCCAGTATGCGAACTACGATTTCAACACGCTCCAGGAAGCTGTCACCGCTGCTGACGAAGCTGCCGACGCGAGGGATTGGTACTAATGGATAAGAACACGCAACTCGCCGTTAGAACTTTTAACACCCTCGCTGATAGCAAGGAACCCCTGTTCTCTACATGGCAGGGTTTCCTCGGGTTCAATGAATACCTGGACGCCTACGACCGCGCAATGAATCGCCTAGCCGTCGCCGTAGCCGCCCGATTCGACATGAACCGCGACCAGCTTCGCCACGCACTGGAGGAGGATTCATACCAGCAAGACCTCCACCAGGAGAATGCCCACATGAAGGCAAACCCGGAAGGCCACCAACCCCGATGCAGAGAATACTGGGATCGCGGCCTGGAATGCCCTTGCGAAGAATACGCCCACCACGCCCAATCTCACCCAAATGGAGAACTAACATGAGCGCCATAGTGATAACTGCCGGAGGCGTCAGAACCCTCTATTCCACCGAACACCTGCAAGAAATGGTTGATGATCCTAACCTGTTCTACTGCGCTGATAATCTGCCTAAATGGTTGGCTATCAAGTTCATGGCCTTGTCAGGGGCAAGGTTCGGTGCGGCTTACGACAAAGCAATTCAGACCATCAAGCGAGCCGTTGAATCCCCCACTCAAACCATATTCAACGTGAGGTCTGACCGACCATACGAATCTACCTACTCCAACAACTACGAACTGAGATTGATCAGCGCGAAGCAACGAGTCATTCAATGCCACACCCAACTGAACTCGGCCTTTGCCGAAATGCAGAACACAGCCCTTTCAAGAACACCTTGCCATGATGATGAGGACGACGCTATGGAATCAATTGCAGATGCAATGCTCCAGGCTGAGAAGGCACTCGAAGACGTAACTGACGCATTAAAGGAATTACCATGATAACCAATATGAACGAATTTGAAGCCAGCCTTCCTTGCACTAAGGAGGAAATCCAGGAACTAGCCGACGCCGCATTCAGGATCTATCAGGCGATTGGCTACGACCTTCCAGGTGAAATAACCATGATCGATGCAGTTGAAGTCTGCCTGGATGCAGGTCGCCTTGAAGACATGGCATTCCATGGTATCGAGAATGGAGCCGAGTTGCAGGAACGATATTCATCACTTTATCAACTCATTGATAATTCAGATGACCTCCACCAACTGCTAGCCAGAAGAGGGTTCTTTTAACCCAACCCAACCCAACCCAACCCAAGATACTATTTTGTTCCAGACACTTTACTTATGGAACCAAATTGAGGTATAATTGACCGCAGGTCACAACGGCCTGTCTTAACTTTTAACTGATTAAGGAATTACCATGAAAGCAATATATGTAGGAACTGTTAGCGTGTTCTATCACGCCCAGGAAAGAAACCCCACATTTTTCAAAGCGGTCTTCGCCTCCAAGGACGAGGTTCTCAACTGGATGGACAAGACCAAAGAGCGCCAGGAAAAACTCGGGTCAACCACGAATGTGTACACCTGCTTTGACCGCCTCCCGATTGATCCTGACGAACTTGAATCGTACACTAAGAACTACAGCGTTAGAATAGAGCGTACCGTGACCCAGGAAATATGGATCGAAGTGGAGCACATGGAAAACCGCGAGGAAGCCGAACGCCGAGCCGAGCAACGGGCAGAAGACACCGCCTGGAACAATGACCGTCGCGTTGACGAAACCGGCGAGAAGTTCGCCATTATCCAAACCTTTTCCGAACGCACATGAACACCATCCCAATCCCAACCCAAGGAACCAATATGAAAGTTTCAGCCGTTTACGTTAGTACAATAGTGATTATCTTCGACCCCGAGAGGAAGCGCAATTCAATCGTTATCTCCGAGGCTCATGACAATTATCAGGACGCCCAGAAGTGGGAGAAAAGCAACACCGCCTCTTACAGAAGGCCGCACCCTGACCACCCCACCGTAGAGATCAAGGGTGAAGGTGTCGCCGCAATCATCACTAAGACCAACCGTTCTCAAATCATTGCCGATAACCTGGAACCATTCTTCCAGAACTACAGGGTGAAAGTTCGCCGGACGCTCATCAATGAAATATGGATGGACATTGATGGAGTTGAGGATGAGGGCGAAGCCGAAAGCAAGGCTGAGATGTACGCAGAAGACGTTGATTGGGATGACGAAATTGATTATTCTGACGCAAGGTCACACAGTGCCGAGTACGAAGTTGTTGAAATGAAAGAAGTGGACGAAAACAATGAGTATTCCTAAATCAGCACGCTTGTTCCTGGACTCAGCACGTGGGCGTTATATCCCGCGTGATTTCTTCGCCTTAGTCAAACCAGAATGCGTCAACTGGAATTGCTCTGACGACACCAAGGAATGGATCTTAACCCAGACCGCCGACCCCGATAATGAGTTCTATTGGGACGCCTGGAATGAGGTTGAGACCCAGGAACTTCTGACCGTAATCGACCCAGCCAACAACGTGGAGCATTATATTCTCCATGACGAAGACCTGTGGTTGGTTCCTTGCATAACCCCAGATGGAGAAACTTGTGGAGCCTGCTAACAAGCCAGAACACTACGCGATTGTCCGAACCAACAAGGACATTTCCAACTATCTCCCAGAACGCTACTTTGTTCTGGGGGTTATTTACATCAACTACGAACCTCACCAACTCATAAACGGTGTGGACTTCCAGGGTTGGTCTCTCAAGGATTACGTCATCCCTCGCTTAGCGTCAGGAATGTTCCATGCCGAGGAGATTCTCACGCATCATTTGATTGAGGTTCTCATGGAGCACCCCCAGCACCCCGAACCACCCCGCATCTCAGCAGAAGGACGGATGTCTACGAAGGTGAAAGGCTTCCTTGAATCCATTGATGAGCAGGACACGGACACGATCTTTTTCTGTCGCGCATTGCTGACTGAAATCGAAGATCAGGAAGCGATCATCGAGAACCTCAATTCCAGATTGAGACTCAAGGGGGATTATATAGAAGCCCTGTTATAATCTCAGTTCATTTGACGGTCATCCTCTTATTCTATACATAGTATAGATAATAAGAGGGTTTCCGCAAGCGATACTGCTTGGATTAACCAACCTTAAAACAAGGAACCATTATGAAAGATAGACCTGAAATAGTAACTGAAGAACATCTCACCTACCTGGACGACCTGAGAGAATCAGGAGAAACAAATATGTTCGGAGCCGGTGAGTATCTTGTCAATGACTTCGAGATTCCGAAGTCCGAAGCCTCCACCATTCTCACATATTGGATGGAGTCCTTCGAGGAACGTCACCCACATTCATAACCGATCCGATTTTCTCAGATTCAACCCTTTACGGTTGCCTATTCTCACGAGTAGGCTTCCGCAAGCGGTTGTTCTACCAGACCGTCGCGTTGGTGAAGGTCATGCCGCACCCCAGGTTCTCACCGTTGCCGGAGAGCACCCTAAGTGCCGCCACCTACACCTTGGCCTACACAGCCAGCCCAAATGCCCTTAAACGGCAACTGAGCAGGCTCAGTGTTCCATTGGCCAAACCCAGCGCCGCTTTTAAGCCGCGTGAGCGCCACCGGCCACCGCACCCTAGGCCAACGCCTACAGCGCGGGCAAAACGGCACTCAGCGCCACCTCACGGTCCTGGAGGAACCAACTCCAGGCCACCGGCAACACCCCCGACCGGCCAGCTGGTGGGGGACAGGGTTCCTCGCCACGGAACCCACCCCATGAGGGTTCCACCCCAGGAACCACCATGAAGGGGTCATTCTCAACAGGAACCCCATGATTGGGTCATTCTCAACCACCCAGCCGTCGGGTGAACCACGGAAGGCTCAACGCAACCCACGGAAGGCTCTGGACAAAAACCACGGAAGGCACTAAAAACCACGGAAGGCACGCAAGGCTTTGTTTTCCCACAACAATCTACTCTCCACCCTAATAAACTCCGTCAGACCTGATGGTTTTGAGTTTATTAGCTCTATGAAGGACAGTACCCAAAACCATAAGGTGTAATGAGGTTTATTAGGGTTATGTTCTATACGGAACATAAAAACCACTATTTCCACAGTAGAAATAACTTTATATTACTAGAAATAGTTTTATATTACTAGAAATCTTCAGCATCTAAGAATTCTCCAATGAATTCCAAGCCAATTCTCTCATCATTTACCATCTTCAGAGACGCTCCCCCTGATATACCAACTTCAGAAATGACCTCTTCGACTGAATATTCACCCATCAAATGGGCATATCTCGGAAGATCCCCCTTGGGTACATCCACCCCATTTACACCGTAGAACGTGTCTTTACCGCCGTCTATTTGAAGCACCCCGATCCGGTGAAAGTTCTTACCATAATGTTTGAGGATACCAGCCAATTTACGCGGACCGAACTCGTATTCTCCACCCAGCCCGAGCGCACCCTTAATCGTCTTGATACCAATCAACTGATAAGGCCATTTCTCAGCCAGTCTGGTTAAGATAGCACCTTCTCTATTTTGGTTGGAATTAACCAACGCCTTCTTATCAGCAGTCATCTCAGCCATACGGCCTGGATTGAACCCAGAGATATCACGATCAAGTAACACACGACCCACCGCCGCTATAAAGATGGGATCTTCCAGGGATTGGTAGAGACCCTGGTAGTAATCCTCACCCTTGGGTTTCTTCAAGAACTTGACAACCTGTATTCGCCGGTCGGTCTCGTCCAAGGGTAAAGCGGTGTCATGATTTGAAAACATCAACCATCGCAGCCGGTTGTATTCCAGGTACTCCTGCTCGTTCTTACGGTTGATCATCCGGTACTCTTCAGTGAGCATGGACTTGAAGCGGTCAGCGTGTGACCACCGTTCGTTTCCACCCTCATTCACTTCCTCCACCACAGCTAATAGGCGTCCGGAGAGCATTGGGTTGAACGCACCGGTCGCTAACACACCGGCTAGTTCTATTGAGGGCGCTACGTATGGACGCCAGACTCGTGAAAGTACATTACCGATCCACGATCGCCCTGTACCTTGATGCGGAGATATATGTAGCCAATGAGTATGGGGTAGAACTCCAGGCTTCTGCTCAATGTGAGCCAGCCAATCCAACAAGGCTTCAGCCCGATCCCCAAACAGCCATCTAATGTGATTCAGGAACGGAGCAGCAAAGTTCTCTGCGTCATCCAACTCATCCCGCATGTGAGGAACCCAAGTGTTGACTGCCGAGTAATCCATCAATGGATCCACTGTTACGAACCCAGCCCCAGGATTGAATGTGACGGTGTCATATTGGAACATCCTACTGTCATGTAGAAAGTCATCAAAGAGTGGGTAAGAGCCGCCGCGACCGAAGCCAACAGAACCAGCAAGGCATCGGCGCATGGTCAACTCTTTATATAGACAGGTTACGCGATCCTTGAACACATATCGGTTCATGTTCCTGATATAGATGATCTGCTCCACCATTTGGTTCAATACCAGCTTGCGAGGGTGAGGGTCAGCGTCTTCGCCGATGGTAATGGCTAAGTCGGTACGCATCTCGCGTAGGTAAGTCTCTAATGCGGCATTGAACTCGATATCATCTTCATCAGACAGGTGATGCGTGATGGATGTACCCATGTCATGAATGCAGGGGCGACCCACCGTATCCATACGCACAAAGGCCGCGTAGGACTCAGACACCCGCCACAGTGACTGAACTCGCCACTTACCTTCTGCTCCTTTGTCGAACATCTCCGGTAGTAGGTCGCCGAGGGTCATCACCCGCCCATCGTCCACCTGCAATGTCTCAGACAGCCGCAAATCATTTAGCCGCTTGCGTACCAGAACACCTTCGCCAGTGATGTCCTGGATGATCTCCGACCCATCGTCCAGGTCGTCAGCTTCGTCTATGAATCGCTTCCCTTCGATCATCTTGGTCGGCTCACGGTGGCCATTTTCCAGATAGCCAAAGTAGAAACACTGCGCTAATACCCCGCTCTCCGGAGACAGCACGCCTCCCAAAACCCCATTCACCCGACCCAGTAATCGGTTACGATCGCGTGCCAGTTCTTGCCATGTGTTAGCGGTGATAGCCTCCTTGAACGGAGCGAAGACCCGCCACTTGGGTTCTTCCTTTGTCCATGAGGCAGTCGGCACAACCATGCAAGTGATCCCAGCTGCGTATAGACGCGTAACCGCTTCCTCAATTGACATGGTTCCAGCATCGTAATCACCCTCAACGCCGGTCACTTTCTCAACTAATTTATTACCACGTTTATTGTTCTTGAATAGCGCCAGTTTGATAAGATACTGATCGCTCTTCTTATCAACCATCGGGGCATCTTCCATCAGATACTCGAAGTCCTCCCAGATGTTTTTACCCACGTGACCGACATTGGTCATTCTATTCTTAAAGAAGGTGTATTGAAGTTCCATCATTCCACCCCCACCCTTTCTTTACTTGAGGGCATGTCAGCAAAGTAGTAAGCAGAACATCGGGTGCAAGTGTGGTAATCGGGGTTCCTAGCCACCCCCGCATTTACAAAGGCATGCTCACCTTTCAAACACTGAGTCTCCCATTCAACCGCCACGGACGCTCTAACTACATACTCTTTGCCGCATTCACACCAGTCAACTTCCACCTCTTCTCCGTCGGCATATGGTCCTTCATCAGTGCAATATTCCTCACCACAATGCGGACACTTAGGCTCCTGATCCCAACTCATTTCACTCTCCATTCTTCACCGACCAGTTTCGCCAGTTCATCAGAACAAGCCATAGCCACCGCGAGGCAATTTTCCAGGTGGGCAATCAACTCACGACCACCTCTGTCCTCAACCCTGCCGACCTTGCGCATCAGTGATTCCAGCAGTTGGTCTGGCGAGCGGTAATAGCCGATCACCTTCCACTTGGTTTTATCCACACCGACCTTGTGATACAACTTCCAATTCCAAGTGTCTCTACCGACACCCCATTCCTCACTCAACACCCATTCAGGTGTCAACGCCTTACGTACAACCTTTTTCTTAATACCCATCGTAATCACCGCATCCTTTCAATTGGTCTCTCATGTTTAAGGTTTCGCCGGTCAGCGTACAGCACCACACGCCTGAACCATCCAGCATGGGGTCGCTATTAACACACGTTCGGCAGTTCTTCAATCCCTTTTTCTGACCGCCACACACCGCCTTATGATCACACCACCCACAGCCGAACCAGCCCAGATCCTCATGGACTCTGACCGGCGGGATAGATGCACCCACCACAGCCCGAACTGTCTTGCCGACCTGCTCAATGATTCGCTCATCACGTTCAATAACTTCAATGTAATATTGCTCATCATTCTTATTCAGCGCTACGTACAGAGCCATCTTCAACCCGCTCAACCACATCCCCGCATGCATCTGCCAGTAGTGTTCTCGCTTCGCTTCCTTTACACCCTTCTCACGGGTCTCGTTGAACGACTTAAACGCATGGGTCTTGATTTCAAGCACCATCGGTTCATCATCGGCCTCCCCTCGCACGCCCTTTATAACACCGTCGGCCTTACACACAAAGTGTCCGGTGTCGTCAATCCATGTCAGCTGTTTTCCAGTCTCTTCATTCAACGCCCACACCGTCAGTCCGCAATTTTGCAGATCTTCTACGATACGGTCTTCCTGGAGATGCCCTGTCTTAAACAGCCGAAGGATACGGCCATCGAAATGTTTGTGCGTGAACCCACGCCATGAATACCAGAGTGCTCTTCTACACTCAGACCCGATCTGGGATGCACCCAATCTGGTCAACCATTGTTCATTACCATCTGCTCGGGCTATTGCCCCGTAAATCTTATCTATTAACTTCTCACCATCAGTTCTCTTGTGAATCACCGGCATCCTATTCTCCATTCCAGCTATAAACCAAGAAAAGAGGTGACCCGAAGGCCACCCCATCTCACTACAACTACTTACGCCCAGGGATTATTACCCGAGCTATTCGGCTGAGTAGCAGGCTTCGCCGGTTTCGCAGGCTTCGCCGGTTTCTTAGCTTCCGACTTCTCAGTAGCACCGCCGGTGTCCACAGACGCGCCGGTAGCATCAATGAACTTCTTGATACCATTGCTATCCTTGTAGCCGCCAGTCCCCTTCTCGACTCCAACGACACCGCTGAATGTCACGTCAGTAAGGCTCTCAGTGTCCTCAGCGTCCGGCAAACCACAGGCCTTAGCCCATGCCCTAACCTGACCACGACCAATACTCTCAGCCTTAGCTGAGGGATTGTCAACATTGAAGTTGAACCAGATCTTGCGTCCGGTGAACTCACCGTCAACAATTTCAAAGGTGGCTGCGAGGTAAGCGCCGGTTCCAGCCTTGGTTGCCTTCTCTTCACAATCGGTGCACATCAACAAATATTCACCATTCGGTATCAGGGGGAAGTCCCCTCCACCCTGACTCTCTTCTTCATAGTCAGCTGTATCAAAGTTAAATCTTGACATATTCTACTCTACTCCTGTGATGGGTATATATTTGGACATTGATTCAATATCCATAGTGGTGGTGCTCGGGCAGTCAAAGCGATTCTTGGCTACATAAGCGGCGGTTTCAATGTAATGCAGCAAACGAGCGCCAGTGCTGATACCACGAGCCACTTCCTTGTTGAATCCCACGTCTGTTTTCTTAACCACTACCTTGAATCCTGCAAAGGCAATGACGTCAGACCACTCAGCGAGAATAGCATTACATTTCTTGGGTAACTTCGGCTCATACCTATCGTACGGCTCCGAGGTCGGTGAATCGAAACGCACGATATTGCTGTGCGCAAGTATAACCACATTCATGTTGCGCTTCAGGCGACACATATCCAGACCCTGGAGGATCTCACGGAAAGCCTCGGCAACAAATATCGCGCCTTTTCCGTATGACAACTCCTGTGCTTCGTACGAGTCTTCAATGTCCGACTCAATCAACGGCGACACCAACCAATCTGCGGTGTCAAGCACCACTGTCTGGAAGTCGTGAGGCTCCTTGATCAACATCCTGATATTCGCAACCACTTCATTAATGTGGGTTGCTTGGGGGAACGACACGGTATCGATGTTACCAATACCGTCTTCGGTACTGATGAAGATCGGTGCGGGGAAGGCCGCTCCGAGCGTGCTCTTACCGATACCGTGTGTTCCATAAAGAGTGATGCGCGGCGGATGTGGTTGCTTCCCTACAATCAATCCTGCCCTCCAGTCTGGAGTCGCCACCGGCGCATCTGCCACCGGCGGTTTCGCTGCCACTTTCTTACTCACTTTCTTTTTACTCATAAAATCCTCTCTGTTTATATCAATTAAATATTAAAATCATCTTGCGTTTCGCGTTCTTCTTCCAGTACCTCCTCTTGTTCTCGCTCGGCTGCGTCGGCCAGCATCTCACGCTGAGTCTTGATCGGAGGTAAAGCCGCCATGTCTAATTCAACAGCCTCATACCCCATCTCAATCTTGTCCCAACGGAGGATATTCAACCTACCCGTCTCACTCTTTTCACGAGCAACTGTGATAACCAATCCACAAAGCAGGGGTTCACCCACCATCAACAGGTAATCCCTATCTTTATACCCAGCCATAACCTCCCTAACATGATCCGGAATAGCTTTGGGGTTCCTGAAATGTTTGTCATACGGGGCAACCACCACATTCGCAAGCTGGCCGAATTTCTCAGCTTTGTGGAAACTTCGATTGCCGTCATTGAAGACAACCCACACTGTACTCTCTTCCATCATTTTTCTCCTGTAATTAGAAATCGTTCACAACCAATATCCTTAACTATTCGGACACACTCATCATAATACCAGCCGAAGTCAACATCCCATGGCATCTTCTCAGGTAAATCCATACACGCCAACCCGCCGTCTGTCTTGGGAACTTTGTTACCATTCTTGACATATAAGATTGGGTCTAACCCCGATTCAATACTCATGTACCACCTCACTACTTTCCCTAAAACCAGACCACCCTGCTCAGCACCACCGGTCACATTCCTGGCACTGAGAAAGTCAACAAATTCAGCCGACTCAATCGTCTCCTCAAATGGAGTCCCATGAGCCAACCATTCACCAACAGCGTTGGCACAGACAGAGGCACTCGGGTTCTTACGTAATGACAACGGTGCATAGATACCTCGCCGCTTGACAGACCGATCATCCTTCACGGCGAAATAATTATTCACGTCCTTAAACGCAACCGCCCGATACTGAGTCCATTCAAACACAAAACCCGTTAGTTCCTCAAAGGCCTCTACTGCCGCCTCCACTGCCGCAAACACCTCCTTAGGTAACCCCACCACTATACCGTCAGTGTTGGCGCTAACCACGTCTCCACCCCGCTCAATTACCCGCTCAATGAGCGCCAGTAACACCAGCTGACCAGTGAGCGTGATATGAAGCATGATCGCAGGGTCATACAGTGGAGAATGCATAGCGGCTGTCTTACCGAACGTACCGTTCAATGAGATCTTCAACGTGGCGTCGGCCACCTTGTCACCCGTCTTCTTGGCAATCATCCTCTGATCATATATCTTGCGATACTCATCAATGAAAGCCTTCCCGCCGGTGTTGGAGTTAATCATGATGCTGGGGTAAAAAGCCGCTGCGTCAATCTCCCACAGAGTGTAGTCCTCATCCCCAACGAAACAGATCTTCCTGTCATGTTGAGAATGAAGCCCACCCACGCCGGTTCGATATATACCGCCGAGCATCTTCCTGGCTTTACTCAAGTCTGGAGGCATGACGACGTGTCCGGTATCCCGCTTGACGGCAAACACCTTCTCAGTCATCAAGGTGTGTAATTCAATAAGCTGCGCGTCTTCAATCGCATCAAGGTACTTAGGTGCAACGTACTCAATAGTTTTAGGTACCTTGACCTGACCGTAACGCAAGTCGAGCCTCTTGATGAATCCACGTTCAGCCATTTGGGTATCGCTGAGTGAACGCATATCAATATGATATTCACGACCCATTGCAGAACGTATCGCCAGTGGTCCTTCTAACTCCTCCCACAAGGCTTCAGTCGTGTCCAAATCATTTAGGCAATACTTCAACACCATATCCAGGTCTTCATCCTCCCAACACTTAGTATGGTCGAACGGCAGATCCTGGAGCTTCGGCATATGCATCCTGGCTCCGTAAGCCTTCAGGCCGACAAACGATGGAGCCACTTGCATCAGATCAACAGAATCGAACCCCAGATGCTCCAACTCGAACATCTTGTAAGTCCTCCAAGGCCAGAGCCTCTTTTCAATAATGTCATCACCCATCCGCTTGATCTGCTGAGGCGTACGCCCCATCACCATCGCTGCGTATAGAGGGTCATCGAAGCCGTGGTTGTTGAACCCAACGAATGTGTCACCACATCGTGCTAAGTCCCCCAACTGACGAACACCCTCTGTTCCATCGTAAGACCACACCCAGAAATAGGCTCCAGTTGCCGTATTCTTAAACGCGATCAACCAAGCGTCTGGGCAGACCTCAATGTCATAGATCAGCGCCATTACGTTCTACCGTCTTGATCTACGTAACGTGCAGTAGCCCCGCATTTCACGGCATCGCTAATTTCCAAGGCACTGTCGTTGGTCACGTGCGCTTCTACCAATAACAGGTATCTACGTAGGTCGGCGATGTCATCCAGGATCTCACCGTTGTTGTTCAGGCAAACATCAAAGATATCGTAATGAGACTTCTTACAGATATTCTCAATCCTGTCCCACTTACGAGCCAACATCATGAACGCACCCACACCGCCCCGATTCCTCCAGGACGAGCCATAGGTCTTACCTTTATCCATCAACACCGAAACATCGTTCACGGCGATCTCTTCAATCAATATGTAATTCTCACTCATCACTCAATTCCTCCAGTGTGATCTCTTCCAGGCCGAAGCGAGCTTTCATACCTTCCAACTCACCAATATCATATTGAAACGACCAGCGAGGACCGCGCACGGCGCACAGCTTCTCACGTGCCTTGCTGAACTCACCTTCAATAACTACATACCTATTTGCTAAATTCATGGAACCGGCCATGTGACCTGTCCCAAATGTAAAGAACCATTTCATTTCAATTCCCCATGACCTACCCGAATCAACACAGGTTTGCGCTGTTCTTCCTCAGGTACGCTTTTATATGATAATTCATTGCGTATTCTATTAACCACGTTGTAGGCGATGTCCATTTGCTCACTTATCCAACGATCAGTTCGGCCGATCTTAATCAACCGGCGAACTCGCCACACTTCCTGTTCAATCAATCGAGTACCGCGACCTTTCTTACGCTCGGTCATCGGCGGGTCAGTCAGATCTTTCAACTGGCGCTTCATCTTGCGACCAACCTTCTTGACCTCCTTCAACTCACCGGCCTGTTCTTGGTGTTCAAATTTCAGAGCATCAAATTTCGCCTGAAGTTCGCCAAACACCTTCTTGGATACAAACGTACCCTCGGCAGGTTTCTCCACAACCGCCACTGGCTCAGGCCTGTTCACTTCAAAGTCCAACTCTACAGAAATGCGAGCCGGTACACCCATGGCAAGAATATTAAGTAAATGATCACTGTTGGTAATTTTCATGAGTCCAATTCCTTCATCACGTAAATTTCAAGTTCCTCAACAAATGCACGAGCAGCATCTTGCTCGCAATACTCATCTAGGAAGCCTAACCCGACCTTGATAACCTGTTCAATACCTTTATTACCCAACTGCCATTCCAGCAGGCAACATAGTATTAAATCAGACATATCGGCTGTCTTCAGTATTTCAATCTCATAAGGCGTCAACCCCATGTCTTTATACCCCAGATCGTCGCGCACCTTGCGTTCCACATTCTTCATGGCGCTGGCTAACTCAGGGTGGTTCCATTTGGTGTACGCCGGTAGATCGCCGGTAACATGTTCAGTCGCATCGTGTAATAAAGACGCCACCAACAATTCTTTGCGGCACGCTGGTTGGATAGCCAGAACACACAGCGCCACACCCCACGAATGGGAGGACACCAAATGCTCTTGAATGACTGGAACTGTATGGAAACGCTTAACATTCCCACTCAATCGCTTTTCTAGCATGTCATTAAACATTCTCTTTCCTTTAATAGTTAAAAATTAAAACGCACGTTAGTTTAGCTCAATTAGATTCTGTTAAGCAACAGGTTATTTGTTCATCCAAATTTACGTGTATATCGCATGATAGTCTGTTCTATAGCGTCCGGTATATAGCCTGAAAACCCAACCTGTTCCCCACGCTTTCCTCGCTTGCCATCTTTAGGTAATTTACCACGTATTGACTTATCCCTCCTATTTAAAACTAGACGTTTAAAATCACAACTCTTACCATTCTTGTTGATGTAGAATGATTCCACATCATCATACAGTTCAGGGTAAAGTATACGTACCATTCTTTCAGCCGTTACATTATCACTATTCTCAACTCGATCTTCCAAATCAAAAACCATGTAGATGGAATCAATTATGGCTCGCTGCTCATCACCCCACGGATAATGCTTTAGGCCTCTTCGACTCGGGCGAGGTAACTTGACAGCCCCATCTTCATACGTCACCTTCATAATTGAAAGTCTTTCATATTCAACTTCTTCAATTGTAATCTTACTCATCTCACGTTACTCCTCTCTGATAAAATTAACAGTCGTGCCGTCCATAAACATGATGGCAGCGACCTCCATAGATTTACCCGTCTCAGGGTTAATCATCATAACCTTGGGTATGGCTCCGGTTATTTCTTCATTTACTGTGAACAACTCCACAGTGGCCTGAACAACATCTCCAGGTCTGTAGGCTATGTCCACAGCCTTTACGCCATAGATCTCCCTGTCACCGAGCATGACCTTGGTGTTGTATCCCGTCAGGAATTCACCATCAGCAAGATCGTCACGAGGCTTCAGGGTTAATGGGTATTTCACTCCATGTGTCATGCTGACACCTCATGTGTATAAAACGGCTCGACCACCGACGGGAAACCCTCAGCCCCGACAATCCAGAATGCGGTCTTACTGTCCCGAGTGATTTCACTTTGTTCCATGAGCCAGCGCCACATCTTCCCTTCGTACGTCGGGTGAAAGTTGATACCGTCCCATGTTTCACCTGTGAATTTATCTGAATATGATGAGTAGCCGTTGGTCTGGATGTTCTCATAGCGGATATCAAACGGCAACTTGGCCACATTCACACCCATTATTTCCATACGCTCCTGTACCCACTTCATCTTATCAGGACCAATCCCGATCATGTACAGCTGCTTGACATTCTTGCTATCCTCATTCAGCCCCAACAGGACTGAGCATAGAGAATTACATGAGCCAGCCGGTACAATCAACCGCTCAACCTCATCCGGCAGGTTACTCACCTGATTCGCACCGAGGCTATGGAACTGCGTAATCTCCTCAGCACCGTACTCATGATGATCCAGGGATATACCGTAAGGAACATACAGCGAGCCGTCCTGTATTAAACCCTTCACCATACTCTGAATGGTTGGGTTGTAGGGAGCCTTCGCATATTCAAACACGGCTCCGAACCCAGCCGCTATCCTGGGGTTGGGATGAGTCAGCACTGTATGTGGTTTTGAATAAACAATCATTCTGGTTGGGAGTCCGAGGTGCGCTCCAACAATAGCCGACATACTAAGCTGCGGCGACTGGATGCTCGCGCCTGTAACAACGTGGGTCTTACCATGTTTCTGCCGAGTCATCATGTAAATCAACTGCCGGCACTTGGAACCATTTGGTCCGTTGTATCCGAGCGGGGCAAAGTAATCATCCCGCTTGAACCAGACACCTTCATGGTTCTCAAATGGGGTCATGTCGGCGAGGTAATCCTCCCACTTGATCTCGCTCCTGTCCAAGCTGAGTTTTGGGAATATGGTGTTCATCAGAACATTACCTCCACATCACCGGCAAATGCTTGAACATCATCGCGTTGCGTTTCAAAGAATTCTTGGAGATACTCCTGGTATTCCTCCTTATCTTCAAAGTCTTCCAATGAGTCAGCGTCACAATCCAGGTTCCTGAGGTTCTCACCCGCTTCGCGCAAACATTCAGCCTGCTCTCTCATCATCTCAGCCTGCTCTCCATACTGGAGACTTTCTGGCATGTTGTCGGCTGATTCTTCATAACCGTCAGCAATTTCATCAAAGCTATCGGCACATTGTTCACACGCAGCTTTCAACTGTTCCAGGTCGTCTTCTATCTCACCAACCGCATCCTCAAAGGTTTCCTGCGCTGCGAATATCTCAGACTTCTTACCACTGCATAACTGACTCGGGCGCGGGTAAGTCTTACTGTACTGTGTCCTGGAACCGTAGGGTGTCCAGTGGTAATAGGATTCACCTTTAAGACAACATGGATTGTCTTTCCTGGCTTTCTTAACATGGGTGACTCTAGGCATTACTTATCTCCTCTATGAAGGTTAGGGTTACTCCGCTACCGACATTCGATAGCAGGATTTCAAACTTCTTAGTGTCCCTATTGAAGTAGGTGTATCGCTTCTTTGTAGGGAATCTCCTGACCAGATCCCTGGCCTGTTTCTCAGCCGACTTGTAATTGTCGAATGTGGTGTTATCGAACATATATCTTCTCCTGTAGGTCGTCCATCAATTTAATCTGCATCTTGCTCTTCTCATTCAGTCGTCGTATAATGTCGATCTCAATTTGACCGGCCACCATGTGACGAACAAACACCGGCGACTTCTGACCTTGACGGTTCAGACGAGCAATCACCTGCTCATAGGTTTCCAAGTTCCAGTCTGAGGAATAGAACAATATATGATGTCCTCCATCCTGAGCATTCACTCCATGACCGGCGGCTTGCGGCTGTACAATCAGAACGTCTAGTTCGCCGTTGTTCCAAGCTCTCAGTGATTCAATCCTGTCGGCTGATTTCACATCACCGGCAAGCACACCGGCATTCGGAAACATAGACATCAGTTGGAACAACTCAGCCGTGTACGTAAACACAATCATCAAAGGCTCTCCGTCCAGGGACTCGACATAATCCTTGGCGGCTTTCATCTTGTTATCGTGAAGCCGATGTATCGTTTGATCCTCATCAATCATGAACCCGCTACTGACCTGTCTCAGCTTGATGGAGATCGTTGTGTCATGTTCTGGTAACACCACAGTTCCGTCGGGCATCGTGGCCATCATCTCCACCACAAGTTCGTTATAGATCGCCTTTGATTCCCGAGGCAATTTGATCTTGATGGGCGGGAGATATATTGGGTCTTTCTGGTCAATAACATCCTTAGCCCGCATTGCCACCACGTGGCTTTCCTTGAGTCTGGCTACGATAGCCTCCCTCGCGCCTCGCCTTGGAACAAATGAACTGTACTTCCTGGGGTCATTGCTGATGTCAATGAACCAATCCTGTTCAAACTGGCCTTTGAACCGACCCAAACATTCGCCGCCGTCAACAATATACATCTGTGCCCAGAGGTCGGCGTACCCATTAGGAGACGGTGTTCCCGTCAACCCTAGGCGACGCACCTTGTTGAGCACGAAACGCTGCTTCAACTGCCTCCACCGGCCAGAGGATGATGACTTGAACTTGGTTAGCTCGTCTATCACCACGAAGTCAAATGGGAACTCCCCGCAGCTGTGTAACCATGGAATCATCTCCGGCGTTATCATATAAATATTGTACCCACCCTCGCGCAATAGCTTCAGCCGACGTGCAGGGTCTTGTTTAAGATGCATAAACGTGAATGGGTAACCCCATTTCTCACCCTCCTGCTCCCAGACCGTCTCACAGATCATCAACGGCGCGATCACCAATGTAACCATGTCCGGATAAACCAGTCGCATCTGGTGGATAACCTCCAAAGTGCTGAGGGTCTTGCCTAATCCGGCTTCAAGGAACAGCGCAGGGCTGTTGTGGATTAGAACCTCTTCTACTGCGATCCGCTGGTAATCATGGAGCGGTGCGAAATACTTAATTTCTGCCATTTTCTAATTGTCTCAGTTAAATAGTTATCATTATCAATTACCAGGACTTCGTGACCCATCCTGCGTAAATAGTCGTGCATTGCCAGTTGACCTTTCCTGGGCTTCTCACCAGGAGCCTTCATCTCCACGAACACACTTCCTCCACCTGGAAGAAGCACGAGCCGGTCTGGAATGTGATTGGGGGTGGTCAGCTTCAAGGCGCGGCCTCCAATCTTCCTTATTTCCCGGCAAAGTTTTGATTCTAAAGCACTTTCTTTCAAGTAAACCTCACTGGCTAACCAATTGTACCTCAATTATGTTCTACAATGCAACCACTAAAATTTATTTAATCTGACCACTTTACTTATGGAATATAAGTGAGGTACAATTGCTCTCGCTACACAACTTTTAACTTTAAATTACACACACGGGAAATATTATGTCACATGAATTAGCAACTAATGCAGAAGGACTTCCAGCAATGGCGTATGTAGGTGATCAGCCTTGGCACGGTCTCGGCCAGGAATTGGAAGAGGGTGCGTCAATAGATGTATGGGCAAAAGCGTCCGGAATGGACATGCCTTTGGAGGAGGGAGAAGTCTCCACAACGGTAGACGACACCCAACTTATATTACCAGGCAAAAAGCTCATCTACCGAGCCGACACCATGGAAGCCCTGAGCGTTGTGGGTTCCAAGTATAAGACGGTTCAGCCGATTGAGATGCTTGAGTTCTTCAAACGGTACGTCGGTGAGAACGCAATCCTGGAGACAGCCGGTATGTTGTTCGGCGGTCGGGTCTACTGGGCAATGGCGAGATTGGAAGGCGAATTGAACATCGCTGGCGACATCACGAAACCGTACCTATTGTTGAACAGCAGCTGCGACGGATCTACGTCCACATCGGCACGATTGACAACGGTTCGGGTGGTTTGTAATAACACGTTGAGTTACGCCAGTGCTTCTGATAAACCGACCGTAACTATCCGGCACAACCAAACATTCTGTAAGGATGCGTTGGCCACCGAGATGGAAGAGCATTACGCGTCATTGAAGGCTCACGGCAAAACCATGAAGATGTTAGCGAAGGCCAAAATTACGGCAGCGCAATCTGAGCGTTTCGTCAAACTGATGTTGGACAATTGCGTTGAAGCCAACCTGAAGGATGCCAAGGTCAGCCGAGCCGGTACACGCGTGCTGGAACTGTACAACGGCGAAGGTCGCGGCGCAGGTGAGAAGTCCACCAAGAACACAGCCTACGGTCTTCTCCAGGCAGTGACCGAGTACTACGATCACGAATACGGTCGCAGCCAGGATAGCCGTTTGAACGAGGCTTTCTTCGGATACACCGCGAAACGTAAGACTCAGTTCGCACGTGACCTGGAACTTGCGGTCGCAGCGTAACCAACAGAACGAGCCGTCTCAGGAGAGGCGGTTCGTTTAACTCTTAACTGATTAAGGAATAATATTGATGGCCAGATTATCCATGTTCGCACAGGTCTTCGTCCACGATGATAAAACCAAAACGACCAAGGCCAGTACAACCAAGTTCATTGACAAAGGTCAGAACTGGGAGAACTGTAAGTGCCACCCAAGAGAGATTGTCATCATTAGCGGTGACGACACTCCAGAAATTAAGGCTCTGATCTGCGCAAGCATTCGCGTAGGGCAGGGTTATCCGGCAGACAAAGCTGCTGAAGACAGAATGATATTCAAATAAGTAGATAGGCTCCTTAATGGCGGATTTCGGCGTCAATAGGTAACCTGAACAACGGCTAGTCTATCCCCATGTCACTGTGGGTAATTAGGTCAAAGGTTATTGTCCGTGAGAAAAAAGGTAAGCTCTGTGTGGTGAATGGGTGTCACACAGGGCGAACCCCACCCCCTAAACCAACCAACAAAGGAACGTGAGATTATGGATTATAGATTGACAGAAAACCGCATGGAGTATTTCACTACTCTGTATGCGTACAACTTACGCCACGGCATTATGCCAGGATTGGTGTATCGATACCTACCTCAGCTTTACAGCCACTTCGGGTGGAACGGAGAACAGAAACTCTGGTTCGCCTTCCTCAACGGGATGACCCAAAACCCAATCACCTCCCTCCGCATGTTCAAGCAGTTGCCGTCGCCGGAACATGGTCCGAACTTAGAGCAATTTGATCGGTGGTTCAATGATAATTGGGAGAACCTACAGTTCGATACAGACCGCCGGTACCAGAAGAAAGACACCGTGGCAGCGATTGATCATTATTCCCTCACGGTGGAGGATCAGTTCGGCGGCAACGCATGTGCGATGTACCCAACGACCGCCTCTTATAAGGACACCTGGAAAGTAGCCAACGACCTGTATTCATTCGGACGGCTATCCACCTTCAGTTATTTGGAATACGTTAAGATCATGGGTTTCGGTACAGATTGTGACGACCTAATGCTCAAGGACAAGTCCGGCTCCAAGTCACACAGAAACGGCACGTTGTTCCTACATGGGCAGGATCACATAGTTCATGACAAGCGTATTGACAACGGATTTGACGGGCAGTACGAAGAGTTCCCCAAGATGTGTAACTGGCTTGAAGCGCAGATGCACAACTTCCTCAAAGGATTCTACAATAAGTATCCCAAGTTGCTTCTATACGGGATGGGTAACTTCTCATTGGAATCCAACCTATGTACGTTCAAGAACCACTTCTTCGGTCGGCGGTATCCTGGGGTTTATGCGGACATGGCTTATGAACGTATATTGAAAGCTGAAGCCACCGGCGCTGACAAATCTGTAACAGACTTGTTCCGCCAGTTGTACGAAACCCTACCTGACGGTCTACGGATCGACGGTGTTGATTTGAAAAACAACCTCACCATAAACCAGAAAGGCGCATACTTCGTCGACACTGGTCAACCTTATAGAATGGAAATGCTCATGGAGACTGATTCACTATGCAAAATCTAATTGTAAATGTACGCGGCGGGTCGGGTGCTGGAAAGACCACCACCATGCGTCGGTTCTTAAAAGAGCCGCATGAAATACTCATCGGACCATCCGTAAAGAACCCTGACAAGCAGGAGATCAAGGGATACCTGATAAATTGTTCTGCATTGGGTATCCAGCTCCCTGTCTTTTTGGTTGGCTCTTACAAAGCTGTCAACGGCGGGACTGACTCGGTCAACACCCAGGAAGAAATAGGTGATCGTGTGGAAATGGCATTCAATGCAGGCGGTCACGTTCTGGTTGAAGGTTTACTTATGTCCAAGTCCGGTCCTGGTGGACACCTCAGCCCCAGAATGAAAGAACTAGCCGGTGACCGAATGTGGTTTGCATTCCTGGACACACCGGCTGATGTCTGTCATGAACGTGTTAAGCAGCGGCGACTAGATGCCGGCAATACGAAACCACTTGACCCAGACAGGACCTTATTTCCTGGAGTGAAACAGGCCTTGAAGTCAAAGGTTCTACTGGACAGGGAAGGTGGATATCAGACTCACTGGTTAGATCACACCGGCGACCCAGCCCAGGAAATTATCAATCTGATGGTATGGAGTGAGAAATGAGTCCCGTACCTGTACCGCCTGGAAGATATATCAGACCTGTGACTGAACATCAGGTTCAGACCGTGAGAGGCTTCGTTTACTTTGTGAGCGAGCGGGACATCATTCGCCGTAAGCGTAACCTCGGTCTGGAAGCGCCGTGGACAGATGACCCGATCTTGCAGGAGTATCGGTTCTGTAATGTGCGTCGCCGTGATGACCGAGTGACTCAATGGTTACTGAAGAACTACTTCCCTCTGTTTGAGGAAGACCTGTTCTTCGCAGCGGCCATCGCTCGGTTGATCAACTGGCCGCCGACCTTGAAGCACCTAATTGACATTGGTGTTCTACCGTGTAGCATGGATACGTTCGATAGAGACATATTCATCACCACCCTAGCCGCGTATAAAGAAGAACACGCGAAGACGTTCACCGGAGCCTACATGGTTTTCCCGACGAACAAGTATGCGCCCAAGGAAGTCGGGTTGGCGGACACTCTTGCAAGTATTATAGAGAACCGCAAGCTCATCGAGAAGGCCATGAGCCATAAACGCATCGAGTCTGTGGTGTACGCCCTCACTCAATGCGCGGGTGTAGGGACGTTTATGGGGGGTCAATTTGCCGCCGACCTGACCTACCTACAGGGTCAGCTAGACACAGCCGTTGACCTATATAAATGGGCACCTCTCGGTCCTGGTAGTCAGCAAGGTATGAACCTCATGTTGGGTTTCAAGAAGGGTAAGATGTGGAAGCCTGAAGACTTCAACAAGAACCTGATGGATGTGATGAATGATTGGCTGGTGTATCATTTGAATTTTGAAGAAGATAACATTAAAATGACCCTGCACGATGTGCAAAATTGTTTTTGCGAATACGGTAAGTACGGTAGAACTGTCATAGGCTCGGGTCGACCTAGAAGTAAGTATAAACACGAAGGTGCGTACTGATGGGGGTGTTTGCAACAAAGAGAATATCCAGTTCAGCTGCGGGTCGATTCTGGTACACTAATGGATTTAATAATCACTTATGTTTTGAAGGTGATCAGCCGGTTGGGTTCTTGCGAGGACTCACTCGGCGGGTTACCGACAGCGAACGCGCAGCCAAATCTTACGCAATGATAATACGAAATAGGAAGAGATGGAATGGAAATTAGAGCTAGAAATGTGAATGAGATGTTGAGTGAAGCCCTGTGGCAATTCAGAGTCTCTGGTGTAGAGGTAAACACCAGGAATGGGGAGGCGTTGGTCATCCTGGAACCTGTGATATTGACTTATTTCAACTCCAACATCGCCAATTACTCAGACGACGGAGTCCGGTTCAACGCACCTTACGGGGAGAGAATGAGGTATACGTTCAGTATTGACCAGATCTATTCTGTTATTGACGTCCTACGTAAAGACCCTGAGACTCGGCAAGCCGTTGTACAGCTGTGGCATCCCTCAGACTTAATGAAAGCCACTAAAGACAAGGCTTGCAACATGTCCGTGGTGTTCAGCGTCCACCCGATCTCCGGATATTTAGACATGACGGTCTTCAATAGATCAAATGATTTGTGGTGGGGAACCTGTGGAGCAAACGCTGTTCAGTTCTCAATACTCCAGGAATTGGTCGCTTCATCTCTCAAGAGGCCGGTCGGTACGTACCGGCAGATCACAAATAACTTACACTTGTATAAGAACGTATACAATGTCATGGATTGTGTCAACAGCCCCTCCCTTGTGGAAGGGTGCGATGAATACAAACACGCTGATCCAGCTATAGACATCACACCGCTGACCGAAGGCGTGAACCACCTGGAGTTCCTATACGAATGTTCCCAATTCTGCAATGACCCATTCAGCCAGCCGAACGGTGATAGTGAATTCCTACGGCACGTGGCCTACCCCATGGCTATGGTGAGCCATGAGCGCAAGCAGGGAGGAGACGGTTTAAGGTGGTGTGAGCGCATTTTAGCAGACGACTGGGGCATTGCCACCACAGGTTGGGCGCAACGCCGCGAGACGGCACGAGAGGAGGCCGCTAAATGAAGACCAAGAGTGAGGAGAAATGTGATAATTGTCAGACCATCAAACGGTATGAGGATCATTGGCAGTGTATGATCTGCGGGCGCAGGTTTACACCAGAAGAAAAAACACTTGAAGAAAGATTAACAGGTGATTACAAAGTACAAGGAGCAGGAACAGGGTGAAAGAAACAAGACAGTGTCACCACTGTGGTAGACATTCATGGTTAGTGGCCGAGGGACATTCATGTCCATGGTGCGGCAGGAAAACAAGTAAACATAGTAATCTAATAAGTGCTGGAGTTATCATAGCTCTAATAGCAGCTACTATCACATTTTTCATATGGTTAGGAACACAATAACAGAATGTATCACTGGCGGCGTTCAACTTTTGTAAACATTGCAACTGGAACCGCGTTAGTCGGTGGGTTGAGCCTTCATGCTGGCTCTGGGGGTTACATACAAACCAGCATATATCAAAGGAATAAGTTATGAGTAAACAACAGATTTGCGATATGTCACAGAGACAATATTACCAATATCTTGAGGCGCAAGTTGTGTCGCTTAAAGTCAAGTTGGAAGCAGCAGAAGGTAGCCGTAAGCAATGGCACATTGAGTATGGAAAAGCTGAGTCTAAAATCATTACCTTGAAGAAACGGTTGGAAGCAGCAGAGACAACCATAAAGGATATATCAGAACAGCCACGGTTTGATAATGAAACAGGTGGAATGAACGATAAGATTAAAGCGATAGAGGAACGGCACAATAGGGATAAATTGTTCGTCCATTTGGAAGCAAACATTATCCGTAAAGCACACACTGACCGTGGCATTTTGCTCGACAGGCTGGACGTAGCAGAGCTTGAATTATCCGGTAAAACCGCTGAGTTGGAACTGGCAAATGTGAATATAACCGAATGGAAGCATTGCGCCAAAGTAAACGAAAATCTAAAGCTCAAAGCAGAGGCAACCATAAAGGAAATATCAGAGTTACGTCCAATAGCGATTAATACCGACGAGGACACCCCCGACAATATGATCCCGATCAATGAAGTGGTTATGTATGCGGAGTTAAAAGCAATCCTGAACAGGAGCATGTCATGACTGAACCAACCACAGCAGAGATACGGGAACGGCATGATAAAAGTGATTCGCATTGGGGATACGACAACGAAAGCAGGTACGACCTTCACAATGACCGTGGCATCCTGCTCAAGCTCCTAGATGGTGTGTCTAACAAATTAATTGAATGGTCTGATGTTGCAGATATGGATGACTCATCGGCTTGTAGAGAACTGATAGCCGAACTGGAAGCAATCATAGGAAATGGAGGGGCGCAAACCCCTCCACCCAAAAACCCTATCGAAGAATGATATTGATCTTGCCATGAAAAGCATGACCATCTTTCTGCTCGACATTGAGCCAACATGTGATCGGATGACTGGATGCGGGGAATCTGTACCCTGCTATCCGGCCTGAACCGATATTGGCGTTACCGTTATAAACGTGACCACCTCCGCCGATCCCCATGTGGGTTGACAGATTGCCCCGTTTCGCACCATCCCCCGTAAGTAGTTCTTCTGCCAGGAATGTAGCAGGTCTGCGTAGCGGTGGAATAGTGATTTCGATTGCAATACCTGTGGTATGCGCTCGAACTTCTTTGGAATGTAACCTACCATTGGCTTCCAGTTCCCTGCCGTACAATGATGCGAAGTTATAGCCTGTCGTTTCATGTGGTGCTTGAGCGACTGCGACGGGTGCGTTTCCATGCATCGCAGGAACATCCCCCATCATATGTGAAGTATGCTGTTGGACAACCGATTCAGCCTGTTGTGGTGTAAGTGCAATTGTAATCATTTCTATCTCCTGTGTGAAAATTAAATTAACATTACCTTTTTCCCGCTCGACCCATGCGGGGCAAAAACTTCAACCATCCTTATTACCGTCCCAAAGGATGATCCATACCTAACTGTACCTGATATACGAGTTCCCTTAGGAATACCCGTAATCCCTGCTATTAACACCTCGGTGTTTCGTATTCCAATTCCTGTGTAATCTTTCGTTATCCACTGCCATGACCCCATTGTCGCTGAAACCTGCATACCGCCCCAGCCTCCAGCATTTGGACCATGAGCATGTTGAACCATCATTAGAAAAAGCGAATCGTCATAAACTGCAAATTGGGAATTAAAACGATCACTATTAACAACGTGGTCAAATAATTCATATCTTACAGCCCCAAAAATATTACCAACAGCCTCCGCACCAGAAATCGCCAGCTGAACGGCAACGTATTGCGCCCTACTTGATACGCGAACCTGTGCAACAGGAGCAGCACCAGTCGCCCGTTTCCACCATATCTGTTGACCGTGAGTTGGTCTACGTTTATCAAGTTCGTTCCACCCAGAAGGGTGCATAAATACAGGATCGGGTATACCAACCCCCTGAGCTATAAGAATCAACAAATCGCCTGCTCTGGCAGCATTCAAAGCAGGAACATTCACCCCAAACCCACCCGCAGATGGGGTTTTCGCCCCTGTTGCTTGTCGTACTACTGGTGCAGCCATCAGTAGTGCATATCCAGAGTAAGGTGGAACTCCTCAACTTGACCGGTAACATGATCAATACGCACCCAGACCCAACGATTTGCAGGTATCGCTGCCACTGCAACTGTCAACCCTTTTCCAGCGACAGCGGCAGTGAGACTTTGATTATTTACATGAGCAACCTTATGTGCGTCTGTTAATGAAGCACCAGAAAATACATGTAATCTCACCACTGACGTAGTCACATGCGCTCTCAAAACCGCTGCCGCCATATCAATCCACATAGGGTGACTCGCATAAAATAACACTGTCCATCCTCCTGAAACTGGAGGCTGAATAGACACCGACTTGTTCATCTTCAGTGCAGCCAATCGACCATATGCTGCGCCACTCATCAATCCGGCCTTAGTGGTTGTAGCGGCAGGAATCCTGACCGCAGACTTACCAGTCAATGTCGCGTTCATGTAAGAGGCACTCGGCGCGAAGGTTATTGCCTGATAAGGTTTTGCTCCGGTAGAGATACCTGCCAGTTTTGTGTATTCAGCCGCAGTCATTACTCCGGCTTTTGTTGATGTTGCAGCCAGTAGTTTTACTGCAGTCTTGCGAGTAAGAGTTGTGTTCACATAAGTCGATGCAGGAGCGAATACGATTGCCTGATCATTTTTAGCATAGGTACTGATATGGGACAATTTGGCAAAGTCTACATGGCTCATTAATCCATCATGAGTGGCAGTCGCAACAGCAGCAGTCGCGCCGGAAGCACCTGTAGCACCTTTGGGACCTGTTAGACCTATATGACCTGTCGCACCAGGATTACCTTTCGCTCCGGCATGACCCGTTGCGCCGATATGCCCTGTGTCACCCTTTAACCCATGTGTACCAGCATCACCCTTCGCACCTTGAATACCTTGAATACCTCTTGAGCCTCTATGCCCAGTCGCGCCTGTATCTCCTTTGTGACCGCGAATCTGACCTGTATTATGCCAAGCTGTCCCGTCCCAAAAGATACCATCACCAATGTGACCACCAGTTCCAGGTTCATCAGGACTATGAGGCGCAGATGGGTCTTCGTGATCCAAAATCCACATGTCACCAATCTTCATAGTGGTTAGAGCATGGATGTGCGCCCATGTGTCAGAACCCATGATATCAACGCCTGTTCCAGCATGACCCTGAACACCCCGCGCTCCGGTATCACCCTTGTCACCTTGATCTCCGTGGTCTCCTTTTACACCCTGAATTCCACGTTGACCAGCTACCCCTACATGACCTGTTGCGCCTGGATCACCCTTCGCGCCATCATGACCAGTTGCGCCGATATGCCCAGGAACACCTTGATCACCTTTAGGTCCTTGAGTACCTTGAGTACCTTGAGTACCTTGAGTACCTGTTGCGCCCTGTGATCCTGTTGCGCCCTGTGATCCTGGTTGACCAACCTGACCTGTCTGTACCTGATATAAACCAAATAAGATATTATCAAGAACAACTTTTACGTTATCATTAAATGATTCAAGGTTTAACCGAAATTGAACATACTTACCTTGATCTTCTGACGCACTTGCGGCTTTCCAATCCCCATAACCTGTTGTAGCTGAAACGTCAGACACACGATATTCTACCCATGCTGACCAATCATCAAAAGCAACATCCCCAACACCCGTAATCTTAGCACCATGAACATTTAATGACAGGCCGATCATAAACTTTTGAGCTACAGGTAATGTTAAAATATCACTAAAAGTGAAAGTACCTTTCAAATAGGCACTTTTATCAAATGTAGGAGGAGCAAACACCCCAGACAATTCTAATTTTTGATTATTAATACCTATATTCACACCCGTACCACTCAGCATGTGATGTTCCCCTGTCATCACAGGAACTATTGGAACCCACTCCAAAAAGTTTTCAGGTTGAGCAGCTAATACAGGTTGTGACATATTACCTGAAGTATCAAGAACAACAACCATATATGTTCCAGGTCTATTAGCAACAGAAAGAGTTCTATGTGTCCTGCTGGTTCTATCAATTAACACTGCATCAGTTAGAGGGTTTTCACCCGATGCAAATGACGTCTTGGTGCTATAATAAACACGATAGTGATCAACATCTAAGGTAGGCGACCATGCCCAACTTAGTTCTATTACATCACCTAAATAATTGGCTTCTAGCTTACTAACTTCTACAGGGGCTATCGTGTCATATTCAGCAATATAAGGTAACTCAATAGGTTCACTTACAGTGCCATCTTTGCTAACAACACGAACCAAAAATATTCCTGGGTCTGTTTCTTTTGACGTTGACCATTGCATTCTAACAACATCTACACCAACCCGAACATGAGTATCAGCGTCTGCCGCTGGAATATAACCTGGAGAGGTATATCCATGATTACCCCCCTCTGTTAAACGTTCGTGTGTAGATTCAAATTCAATGCCATCATTACGACGGAAACTAATAATATAATGATCTATTTCGGCTGCATGGGCTGGGTCAATATCCCACTTAAATTGAATATCATCTCTTGGAAATTGCCCCCAATGGTATATACCAGAATGAACTAAACGTACATTCCCTATCAGCGCGTCAAACCCTGTTGACTTGTGTGTAGGAATTGATTTTATACCATGAAGTGTTTTCGCATATAACCAGTATGTTCCTGGTGTGTTTGACGTTTGGAAATTGTTTGTGTTTTTATCAACAGAACCAACCAAGGTTGAACCTGTAGGGTCTGTAGACAATATGTCCGGCTGGTGATAAATTTCATATTTTGAAATCAATGGGTCAGTTAATAAATCCCAATTGAGAGATAGCAAACCTCCATTTAATTTTATGGCAAAATTTTGTGGAGTTTGAGGAACTGTATGATTCAATCTAATATGCGCCATCGGCGATAAATTGCCGGAAGTGTCGAACGCTAATATATAAAAATCACCTTCGCCTTGTATAGATGTGTCTAGATGTGTATCACCTTTTTCCATTGTAGCAACTATTTCTGGATTTCCAGTTGAACCCCAATGGGTAATCGTATAACCTTTTAAATCAGCCTCTACATTTTTGTCCCATGAAAGTTTTATAAAACCATCAACCCCATATAAACCTGTGAACCCTGTTGGAGTTAAAGGAGCCTCAATATCTGTAATTTGAGGTATAAATATTGTTTCTGAATGTCCTTCAAACCCTAGATTACTTATGGGTGTGATCGTATAATGTCCGGCTCCAGCATCTAAATCATGAGCATGATATTGATGAACATATTTCCGTTCATCACCATCTAACAAATCTAATACTCTATCAATTGCCGTGCCGCCCTGAGAACGGTATTCAATTCTAACCTTTGAAATTGAATCATTATCTGGCGATATAGACCACACCAAATTGCTTTGTGAATATGGTTCACCACCGATAAAACTTAAAGTTGGATAACCTGTTAAACCAACGATTTTTAAATTCGTAGCCTCGTCATGAGATTCGCCAAATGACGGATTCCATGTCGGGAATGTTGCGAAATCAGCATCATGCACTCGTTCATCATACTTAACCATTGTGAGTTCAGCGGTTAAATCAGCCTTTGGGGAAATAGAAGTTATAATGTAAGCGTCAGTAGGCATGTCGTCCAATGTGGAACCTGCCGGTTTCTTCTCTCCAATTACAAGTAAGTCCCCTTGCATGACAGCCGGAGAGCCATCTAAATCAATCCAGTCACCCCCGATAGATGTAACATCACCAACATGAACATCCCCATGTATATCGCGCCATGTATAGCCAATAGAACCAGAAAATGTTCCAAGGGCTTCATCAGAATCGAATCTACCATTGGCAGCGTCACTCGCCGCGATAATAGCTACACCACCAAGAAGCGGAACGTCATGTTGAATAAACACCATGTCGCCGACTGTGACAACTAAGTTCTCAACATCGCAAGACATAGAAAACACTTCATTTCTAATAACAGCCTGAGCCATCACATAAACACCGTACAAAGAAGCTTGATTCCAGTGTGTTACACCGAACGTGTCAAGATCTTCAAATATGGTCGCATTGGCGGCTGTATAACCTTTTCGATAAACGATATTCACACCCTTCTGATAATCCAACTCAGGAGAAGTGAATGACACATTTAAAGCATGTGGGATTTGTTGAAAACTTCTTGAACCACTAAAGCCCCAAGAATTTTTGGGGGTAAATAATTGTCTAGGGGTTGTTTGTTCTCTATCTCTAATAACAGCAAACTTACCAGACTGATTTAATATTAACCGTGATCTAGCACCAGACAAAATTGATTGAGCTGTTTCAATAATTGGTGCATCTGAAGCAAGTAATAAATCACACGCATATCTTGGTCTGTGAAATGTTTGATTATTATAATCTTGATATGAAACCAGTTCATCACAATGCCTAGCAAGAATAATGAAACTGTCGAAGTCAATTTGATCATCACGTATCCAGCCGCCATCAAACAAGTGATTTACTGGAACATCCTGATGATTTTGTATTGAGTAACCTGTAAGAATGTCCAGGCAGACCCAAGCTGGGTTTCTACTCACACGAGGTTTTTGCCATCCGGCCTTAAATCCTACAGAAGCTGTTGGGTTAATTGGTACATCAGGTGGTAATGGTATAGAGGGGGCTTGCTTTGCATACCAACGGATCTTAGCATTTACAATCCCACTAACCTGTTGCACATTTCCTTGAATATTTTCTGACGACTCGAACCGCACTTCCATCAAGGTGTGCTGTTTCTTTAAATTTAGTAACGTGCGAGGATCACCATCTATCGTTGATCCTCTAGAATTAAGTTTTATCCAACTCGCCCTGTCTATCACCTGCGAATCAGTTGACGCCTTTGAAATTCGTGACACTTTTACTTCATATTGACCTTTCTCACCAAAGGCTAATACAACGCTCACAATTCCAAATACAGCTTTATCACCACTGACAAACAAAGACATGTAATTTTGGTTTCCAGGTTGAAACGCATCCCCTGGAAGATAGTAAAAAGGATTTAAACCTTCTGTCATTTTGGAAGGGGTGACCAGAACAGCATACCATGACCGCCGATGCCTTGAACCTCCTGGCATTTCCCATTCCTGGGTACTACGCACTAACCGACCTTTATAGATAGCTAAGTCAATAGCATTTATTGGGTATTCTTGCCCATTTATCATCAATGAATGGCCAGAACCTGAAGTATAGAATGGTTCAGAATATGGAGAATCTTGCTGCTCCATAACTTCTAACCAAGTCTCGCCGCCTTCTGTATCATCATAATTCTCCTCTACCCCAGGAGGCGGGGGCGTGGCGGGGGGAGTTGAAACAGACATGTCTATAAACATACTCCCCCCATAATATCGAACATCAGACCAGTAGGCATCATCTATGTCATGAAAATCTTTAGTGTTAATTTCAATGTAAACACTTCGCATGAAACCTGCTGCGACAGTCAGTTCAAATTCATATTCTTCACCTGTTTTTACCTCCATAATTCCTGGAAATAGTTCTGTCAAGCCTTTTGAATTAACAGGTGAAGTGTTTATGTGAACATCTGCGGGGGCGACTTCTGCCGGTGGGAGGAAACCATCAATTATTTTAAATACATCTGCGCTTTTAGGTGCCGCATATCCACCAGAAAATTTCACATTTACAGTTATTACTTTTCCATCATTAATAGGTGTATCTAGATTAGTTGTTATTGTAGCATATAATCTATCTCCACCTCCAATACCGCCACCGCCACCGCTATTGTAACTTGCAGAAAGATGATCACCAGCATACACTTTTGAACCATTAGAAGGTGATTTCCATTCCACATCACCCACGGCTCTAAACTGGATGCGAAACTGCACCATCTGTTTTTCTTCATCACCTTTCTTATCAAACTTAACAAGCCCCTGCGGAAAAGCAAGTTCTACCACAGCTTCTATTGTGCCATTGGCTGTTGTTGCAATCCCATATGTGGCAGGGTCTGATGTGGAAGCGTCATCAAGCCCGATGGAGAGTTCGGCATATTTAATAGGAAAATTCACAAGCTCTAAATCAATGGCTTTCAAACCAAGTTCAGGCTTTAATGGGTCAATGTGCTTAGGCACTCTATCATAATGAATGGTTGTGCCGTCAAACAAGGCTAAGTTTGTATCGCCAGCTTTGACGTTAGAAATTATTGCACCACCTAAACCGAAATCATAACATGCTGAGAATACAGAACTTGTTCCAACATTTAAGATGTCAATTGACGTAGCAAGATTAGCCACCATCTTATGAACACCATATACAATGGGTACGATTTCATAGAATCTAGCGCGGTTCTGTTGCCCTGTTAAAAAGTAACTACTCGCAGCAGCTGAATCACTAGCCGCAGGAAGTTTAGGGGGAGGTATTAAAGCATTGACGGCAAGTGTGCCAACGATTGTAATCCCGGCGGCTAGTATCTTTCCCCCTGCTGTGAGGGTGGCCGCTGTTGTTCCGGTGGCATACCCTGCTAACATGGGCGCGTAAATTGCGACAAGGATAGTCGCCACTAAACGTAATATAGTCTTACTACTATCGCTACCTTCAGGAATAACGAATATAGACAGGTTGTCTTCCACCCGTAACTGAATAACACCCCACTGATCGAACGCCACTTCAGTACCGTTCATTGTGATCACAACACTTTCCCACATAGTTTCAGGAATTTCAGCATTGCGTAACACTTCTAAAATAGTGTTCCCAGGAGGAATCACTACTTGAAATACATCATTTTGAAATGGTGTTGAAATCATTTTACCCATCTGATAACCCTCATTAATCTACGATTCCAGCTAATGGAACTTAGCCGCTCGACACAGCTATCACATCCCATGAAACTGTGAATAAAATCATCGTTCCCTATGTAAACACCAACATGTGTCGGTAACCCTAAAATGTTGAAAACAAGTACATCGCCGGTCTGCGGCTCAAATACTTCCTTCCATGAATTTATATTCTCTACTATCGTTTCCGACACAGCCTTTCTATTAGTCGAATCACCGTAACCTTTATCATATGTGGGTATTTCAATACCAAGAATATCCCGATAAAACAAATAAGCCAACCCCCAACAATCAAGTCCTGAATATTTGCGACCCTTTGATTTATAGGGTAAACCTATGAATTTAGAAACCTTCACCCTCGCCGCCTTAATATGATGATAAGGCTGGCTGACATGCGCGACACATTCAAATCTTGTTGACGCATGTTAAACCAAACTGTTCTAGCCGCCCCCGCAGGAAAAACGTATGAACCTATAACACCAGTACCCACACCAATTCGTTCATCCAAAACAGGTAGTCCAAAACCTTTCGTAGTTGACAAGTTTCCATCTTTCGCCCCATCCCCTGTTGATCGTTCTTCAATCAGTAATAAGGCTGGTGTAGATAAGGTGGGTATCTCTATTTTCAAAGCAAACTCTCTAGACCCAATTAACATTTCAGTGTCATAATGCGCTCGCCCATCAGGTAGCAGTGGATGGTCAGGGAACAAATTTTCAAAATCCATTTCCGGCGGTAGTTCCGCAGGAGGAGTTGTAGGAGGAGGAGTTGTCGGGGGTTTATCTGGATATTCAGGGTCAACAGGATATTCAGGTTGTGGAGGAATATGCCCTAATCCACCACCGGCACCAAGCGCAAAGAACAGTCCTGGGAACTCGACCTGGTTGTATGTTCCCGTGCAGGTCTTCCGAGCAAATACGCTACTTGACGAAAGCTCAAACGTAATTCCAAGAGCATCATATTGGACATTAGCAACAGACATAAAATCTATTGACTTTTCCACCTTGTCTGGATCACTTGATAGCACAAGTTCTAGCTTAACCTTAGGCGCAAGATCAACACCGTATTCACGTACAAGCCCCATCAATTCGCGCCCAACATTCACAAAGCTGAGAGACACTGACTGTGGTTTCTGACCATCTTCCGGCGGCAGTTTCAATTCAAAAGGAAATGCAGTAAACGTATCTCCCCTAGACACAACGTCTTCAAGATTGTTTACCGCCCTCAAGACAAGAGTGTTGCTGTGATCATAAAACGTCAAAAGCCACAACAAGGCATCGTCTAACATCTGATTATTGACAACATTCGCCAGTGCCATCAGAACCAACTCCCCTGGAACATGGACACGCTCGCAGTGAATGTACCATTGAGGCTAACCGATATGGAAGGTGGGGCAGACCATTGAAACACCTCCTCAGTGCCTTCAGGGGTCATCACCCGAGTCGCTATTGCTCCCTGTCGCTGATTCACCCTCCACCATGTTCTGAACAACCCGAGCAAGGCGACAGGTAGCGTCACAGAAGCGGTAACAGACCGACTGATACCAGTGAACCTCCTGCGTGTTTTTACGTTACCGGCTTCCATCTCCGAGCGTGCAACGACATCCACGTCCTGCTCCTGCCATGTTTTCCAACACCCATCTAGACCTGCCGGTCTTGCTCCAATTTGAATCGCCATTAGAACGCCCTCCTTCTAAGTCCGAAGGCGCTGGACATTGATTTATCAAGTCCGCCGCCGACTATTGATTTATTCACCTGTTTTTCAATCAGGATATCGATCTCGATACCGCGTGAGGTGCTCCTCTCGGTGGTCTCAACCTCAACTGGTGCATTGTTATTAACATTAATTGTAACGCCGCTAGAGGTGGCTGCTCCTCCCCCTGAGTACCCATATGTTGCTTGACTTAACACCCCCACGTTCATATGCTGTAATGACGACGCCGAGCCGCCATATTGAGAAATTTGCGAAGAGACACCCGCCGAGGCTGTGAGACTTTGAGTTCCGAACCCTGGAAGACTCCCAACAATAACGCTAAAGAACTGCTCAAACACTTTGTTCAATACTATCTTAGCAATTGTCTCTAACACACTTGCCGCGAATTCCTTGAATTTAATCTCACCAGTCTTCAAACTGTCAACAAGAGCATTTGTAAAGTCCTTGGCAAATCCATCGGTGGCGGCTTTAATCTCCTCAAGTATTGAAAGATATTTATCACCACTCTCAGCCGCGTCTAGTTGCATTTGTTTGAACCGTTCACCAACCTCAGGACCGATCAAACCATCAGCAACTAGAATGTCTATCTGACGAAACAGACCTTCCAACTTGGCGAATGGATCAAAGGCGTTACGAACAGTGTCCGCCAACTTTGTCCATTCGGTATTCATATCTTTAATCAGATTCGGGTTACCGACATTCGTAATCTCAATGGTACCTAAATCATTCAAATCTCCTCTCAACTCCGCTAGCCGTATAAGTTCTGCCGCGTAGGCATCACCTGACTTCTTAGCAGCTATAGATGCTAGGATGGATGCTGTGTTGAATAATTCCTTCAACCCATCAAAGTAAGACAGAGAGGACATGAAGTCGAGCAATCCGGACTTCGCTTTATAGAACGCTTCAGGTAATCTGTAAATGAAATAAGCCCTCACCTCTTCCCAATTCGCAATGATGAGGGGTATGGCGACGGCAGACGCTGTGGCAATCGCCATAAACACATTTGTTCTACTGAGCACCTTACCGGCCTTAACCATCGCATACATGGCAGGTACAACTTTCATTACAATAGCACCGCCGAGTAAAACAAGGCTCTGCCTGAATATAACACTATTCTCCCAAGCCTTACCCATGTCCGTTGTGAATATGCTTAAGTTCTTCGCAGCCTTATCAATGGCATCAGATATACCATGTATTGAATCCTTGATAGCATCATCAAACCCTGTGAGTTCATTGAATGATTTCAGTAATCGTGTGAACGCTGCCCCCATCCTATTCTGTTCTTGTTCCAGGGTGAATGTGAGATTGGCAAATTGCTCAGCAGTCAGCTTCGCGCCGTTCAACAGAGCGTTGGTGATCAGTTCAGCCGATAGCTTACCATCCCTACCGAGTTGTTTGACATCGCCGCGTGTGATCTTAGTGGTCTCATTTACGCGATTCCATTCCTGCTGGATCAACTTTGTAATCAAAGGTAATCGTTCCATAATGGAGCGAAGTTCATCACCCTGCAACTTACCTGAGGCAAGTCCCTGTGAGAACTGAACCAAGGCGGCATTCGTATCGAACATGGACGTACCTGAGACACGACCAAGTTTAATGAAGGTATCAGCCACGGTCTTAATTTGGCTGTTGGTCGCACCGAGTTCTTCCAGGCCAACAGTTAGTCTCTGGAATGTACTGGATACATCCTTCAGAGAGGCTCCAGTTTCAGCCACCGTGGAGAACGCATCTTGCAGCATCGCTGCCGCTCGCGTCCCGCTACCAGTCAGTGCCTCGAAAGAGCCTTCTAACAGGTTAATCTGATCACTCGCACTGACGAGAGCCGTTGCCCCACGAAACGCACCAATCACGCCGAACGCCGCACCCGCCGCCCTCTGAATCCTGCTGAACCCTTTGGCGATACCCGAGGTATCCTTACTCATCTTGTTCAGCGCGCGAGTGGCTTGACCCGCATCAACCGTTAGTTTGTATAATCTCTCAAATGATTTAGTGCTCATACGCCATACCTCTTGTAGCCACGTGACCTGCGACGAACCCGTATCACAATCACAGGTGTTCCATGGCTATAAATTTCGTTGCTTAGTTTGAATCGCTGAGTGAACACAACATAGATAGAATAGTTCTTCATCAGCCGAGTGCGCTTCAGTTTGTTAATGGATTTAGCCATGAAACCCATACCGCCGCTTCGCCCTTTCTTCCACAAGTCAGCATCCTCCCAACCAGCATCTCTGCGGGCAGCAAACATGTCCTGGATTCCGGCCTGATTGGATTTAGGCTTCAATATGAGTAATGAGCCTATGGCAATGGCCGTCATTGTTCTGGGGTTGACTGGAGCGGCCTTTCCTTTGCTCTTTTCGGCGTACAACCATTCCCAATTACCTATACTTCCCAACAGTTTAGCAGAATCATCCTTGACCGCCTTCCTTATCTCATTCATCAGAGTTCGTTCAACAGCCTTAATCATCAACTGATCCAGGAAGTTACCGAACGTGACTTCTACTCTACGCTTTGCAGTGTGAAGTGGTTTATTCTGTCGATTGTCAACGACTAGGCTCGATGGGTCGTTGCCCTTCTTGACCTGAGCTTTCGTTTCTTCAATGGTGATGGCTTTGAGCAGGAACTCGATATCAGATAACCCTTGCTTTTTCATGTCAAGGGTTATCGTGTCTCGATCTGATATCTTACTTCTACCACCACCGCTATCAAAGCTGATCGCAGAAGTCTTCCGCGACTTTATAACGATAGGTGCTCCGATTAAATTAGCCATGCTACGTTACAGCCTTAATTAGATCATCTTGATTCATATTCAGCAAGTTTACACCACCGCTACTATCTGCGGATTCAACTTTACTGTCTAAGTAAGTGAGCCAATTCATATATTCAGAAGAAGATATCTCCTCGACTTCCCACACAAACTTATGCAGAGCTTCTGCCACTGCATGAATAGTTTGTCTGTGCGGGTCTAGTCCTTTCCCTCTTCAACGGCTGCGGCTAATCCTGTCAACTCCATAACTTCCTCGGCCAGAGTTAAGTAAGTACTAACACCAACAGACTCAATAGCCTCTCCAAGAACCTTTCCGTCAACATAAACACACATTTTCAAAAGATCCATCTGTGCCATCTGAATATCTTCATCGTCTTCGCCGCTGAGCCGTGGTAACAAGGGCATCATCGCTCCGATGGTTGGTTCCTTGACTACAAATTCAACACCATTGACGGTGATCTTTGATTCATTTACTTTCATTTTCATCTCACGTTCCTCACGTTGTTCTCACGTTTAGAAAGGTTGGCTGGTGGGAACGTGAGCACCCTAAACCCGAAAGACCCAGCCATTGAAATCAAAATACGTGGCGTAACTTGCTACCCAGAACCGCAGTGCCGGAATAGCCGATAGCGCCAGCCAAAGGCAAGTCCCAAACAATACTTGAGAATGTCACTGGTGCGATCAGGTAGCCGTTGTCCGGTAACATGATGCGAATGAATCTCTGAATACCGTCATCAGCCGCTGCGAGCAATTCAATGTAATCACTGTCCTTGACATTCACGAAGCCTGCAAAAGATAATGACCCTGCTGAGACAGCAGCGCTCGGCAAGCTGGCAGATGGGTCACAATAAGTACCCACGTCAGTGGTTCCAGGCTCATCAGCGTTCATTGTCAAGCTGGACAGACACAGGCATTCCATGGTCGAGACGGGGTAATGTTCCATGGTAGGACTTGTCGCAAGCACGCCGGTGCTATTGGTTGTATCAGAACCCAGAAGCTCAACAGTCTTACCTGATGAATCAACCGTCCCCGCTACCCAGGACTTACCGTCCAATTCGGGGAAGCCGGTGTTCTTGGCAACAATGATGTCACCAGTTACAATAGTGGTGACATCGGCCAAAGTAACGGCGGCGGGTTTTGCCTGACTAACGGCACTCGGAACTGCTGGTGTTGCGGCTGAACCACCTTTGGTGATGCAGATTTTTAAGCCTTTTGAGGACTTGGCAGACATTAGTCTTCTCCTATTCAAATAATTGATAATCTACGTACACAGACATCGCGTACATCTCGTCAGCACTGCCGCCGCTGAATTCAAATGGTGCAGACCGATTCAGTAACGCAAGTTTCGGGTCTCTCCTCGCCATTAGGACGAGCATGTCTGCTTCCAACATTTGAATCAAGGCGTCGTACCCTTTTCCTGGTAAACCGTAGTACACAACCTCAACTTCACCTTCTTCACTAGTAACACCCTCGCAGAATGTCATGGTCTCTCTATAATTACTAGAGAAGTCACATGTGCACCACACGTCATCCTGCGGGTCTTGCTCCTCATTCACCGTTAGGTAATAAGGAACCGCCATGGCTGGATCTTTCAACCATGTTTCCATAAGATTTCTTACGTACCTGCTGCTCATGCATCATTTACCTTTTACGAAACACTTATGGAATATATGTGTACCGTTCAAATGCACCGGCATCACGGAATCAATTGTATACCTTTCTCCGCTGATTGTAAACCTATCAAATTTCTCAATCACCGGTATGTCCGACACCTTCACAGTGAACACCTTACCACCTATTCCGAATGCATTGATCAGTTCCTCATCATTGAACCCGATCGTCTTGAATCCCAAGACAACATTCTTCGTGGCCTCAGGAGCCTTCGTCTGTTTCCAGGTGGCCGGTACACCGAGCGTGTCCACAACAGCTTCGGTGCTCGCTTGTATCTTTGCGTGATCAGCAGCTGTTAGCATTTGTATCTCTTATACAGATCTAAGATGGCGGATGCCGTAAATGGAATTAACCCTCCTAACCCCCCGCCGGAAGAAGGTGCGCTAGCATCCCCCTTACTAAACCGAACAGTACCTACGTCCTGAACCGTTACCGATTCAATAGCTCCGGCCTGGAGCGTCACTCCACCCGATCCGGTACTGATTTGTATGTCAAATATCTGAAGAAACGCCAATGTCAAATCAACAGGGAATAAATCAGGGTCATACCCGCCGTTGTACGCTACTTCCAATTTATGGAATGCGAAGTGAGCGTCAAACATCATCACGCCATTATTCTTATCAACATGATATTTTAAAGTCACAGGTTCACCCTGAGTCCCATCAACATTAACCCTTTCCACATATACGATGCGATTAACAGGGTATGCAATAAGGGGGATGGAATTACCCACCTCATGTGTAAACTGTTCAACGCGATCCATCATGACAAATTTACGATCACAATATAACTCCATGAGAGCCATGGCTGTGGGGGCAGCAATATTGATCTCATCATCCCTTGATAAATCATCAATTGCCAGCCCGAGTCGTACACGCAATGTTTCAATTGAAATAGGCATTATCGTGCTTTCCTTTATCCTGTTCCTGTTCCCGCTGTCTCAACGCCTTGCGTTTCATCCGCTGGCGCTTCCGTTGCTTCGCTTTCCGCTTGCTCTTTTTCATCTACACCTATCAATTCTTCCAATGGGGTGGGTGACACTGTATCGGTAACCGTGACAGTGACAGTGCAGTCCGGTTTGACCTCTACCGATTCCATCAGTTGGGTTTTATCAGCACCCTTTGCCTGACCCAACTGGTCAAGCTCGACCTCGCATCGGTGATCCACGGTAAGTTTGTTTGTGTCCTTACCACTTGCAATGAAACCACACCCACCCAGCAGGACCAGGACGAATACCAGAAAGACTGAATGAGTGAACCTCATGACCTACGCTACCGATACCGTCAAAGTAGCAACCTTCTTACCACTGGCGGGAGTAAATGTAACGACTGCACCCGTGACAGTTGCCACAACATTAGGATCAGAAGATGCATTCTTAAGAAGCGTCGCCGCCTCGGCTGCAGTCTTCCCTTGGGAAATTGACACATTCTGAACGTCATCACCGACAGACGCTTCACCTTTCACCGTCAAAGTGATTGTGTACGCCTTATCTGCAGGTCCACCAGCAATAGTTACTTCACCAGTGTCATCAGCAGTGTCAGCGGGTGCTTTAGTCACAGACGCTGTGATCGGGTGTCCACCACCTGTATGGTCAACTAACATACCTGCAAGAACCCCACCGTGTTCTGTAATGAACTCCTTATGTGGGTTACCCAATTCTCCCGGTTTGAATGATTTACCTTCCACAGTCAACCGAGCGTCAAAGGAATCCTTTTCAAACAATCGCTTAGTACGGATATGGTAATAGAAACCGTTTTGAGTCTCTACAAATGCAGGGTTCGGCTTTTCAAACCTGAACCCCAGTACATCCAATTTGATCTTGCTCATCGCACTTCTCCTATGTCAGTGTTACGGGTTTGACAGCACCTGTGCTATCTTTCCACTTAAGAACATTCGTATCATCCATAAAGAATGAGTTGTTTTTCACAGCAGCGACAGCAGCGGTATCCAACGGGGTAAGTGTCATTGATAAAGCATCAACGCTACCATCATTTAGGAGTGCCTT